TCGGTGCCGTGCTCATGATTGCGGAGTTGGTGAATACCAAGCCTCGCGCCATGACCAAGGTTACTGGCTATAACGCTCTCACGATCTAAGGAGGCAGAACAATGGCTCTCGGTCTAAACAAGATCATCATTGCGAACGCCTCGGCCAACACGCCGGGCGCGTATTTGCAGCCTGTGACAATTGCCAACGTGGGGGCGGGTAACGCCACTGCGATGCTAAACTCACAGTTTGTTCCAGCTGGCACCTACCTGATGCTACCCGCGGCCAACGTCACGATTGAAGTCAACAACTATACGGGTACGGCGAACAGCTTTACCACGCTGTTGGCGAACAACACGGGCGGTGTGCTGATTTCGGACGGCTTCAACGTGCGCGCCAACGCTGTTACGGGTACGCAGACCGTGACGCTGCTGACCGTGAACGGTGGCGGCAACGTGTCCAGCGGTTCCGGCACGGCTTGGTAAAGGAGGCAACCCATGGCGTCCCCACAATACGTTGGTAATGACTACCAGGACTCGTTTGGGTCTTACCGGATTGCGTTTGTTTCCGGTCAATCGCTTGCCAGCACGGGCAACGCTGTGGTTAGCCTGCCTGTTCTGAGCGGCGGTATTGGCGGCGCCTTTGGTAACGGCTCGTACATCATCCGCCGCATCACCATTACCAACCCGTCTAACACGGCGGGTGGTTCGGTGCCGAATATTGCCACCGCTAACGTGACGATCCTGACCACCAGCGATGGCAACACGTCTAACGCCGTCACCACCGCTGCCGGCCAGACCATCGGCAACGTGACCGCGGCTAACACTTGGCAAGACCTGACGCTTATTGCCGCAGCGGCTACCACGGCTTACGCAGCGCCTGTGCTGTTTGTTAAGGTGGGTACGGCTGTGGCTAACTCGGCGGTCAACATCTCCGTTTATGGTGATATTGTAAACCTATGAGTGACGTGTGGGTTACTAACGGCACGAAAGAGCCTTTTGAGGATATGTGGCATGGGGACAAGTACACGTTCCCGCCCGGAAAGGCCGTTATGGTGCCTTTGGAGGTTGCGCGGCACGTCTTTGGGTACGGAATGGATAATCGCGTACCCGTGCTTGCCAGGCTAGGCTGGGCTGTAACGTCAAATGACGTTGCGAAGGGCTTGGAGCGGCTAAATCGGTTTGTTATTTCCGATGAGGAGCCAAAACAGGAGCGTACCAAGGTTATTGCACTCGTATCATGAGTTGGAGAGTCAATGGCTACCCTTCAGACTTACATTACGCAGTGCAGGCGGCTTTTGCATGACGCAAACGCCAACTTTTGGTCTGACTCTGAGCTAACCGACTACATCAACGCCGCCCGCGAGCGGCTGGTGCGTGATACGGGTTGTCTGCGCACCATCCAGACCGTCAACACGGTCACAAACCAAGAAGTCTATCAGTTTAGCGCGCTTCCGAGCGGCATTCAGACGATGGACATCCTGAACATCAATTTGTACTGGGGCAACACGCGCATTCCGTTGCGCTACCTGCCTTGGACCCAGTTTAACGCCGAGTTGCGGTTTTGGCAGAACTACTATGGCCGACCCATTGCGTTTACGGTGTATGGGCAGCAGGCGTTCTACCTAGCGCCCGTGCCTGACCAGGTTTACGCGATGGAACTGGACACCATTATCCTGCCCACGGCTTTGGTGAACACTTCTGACGTGGATGCCATCATCAGCCCATGGACTGACCCTGTAGCTTACTACGCCTGCCACACGGCCAAGTTTAAGGAGCAGTCTTATGGTGAGGCTGAGATATTCCTGAACCAGTACAAGGCTAAGGCAATGTCCGTGATTAACACTTCGTTCACGCGCAGGATGCCAGATCCTTACAGCACGCCGTATTGATATGCCCGCGGCAGAGCAGAGAAAATCATATCAGGTTGTCAAGAACTTCAAGGGTGTAAATACCCAGGCTAACCGCACGGCCATTGATAGTGATGAGTTTGCTTGGCTAGAGAATGCGCAGCCTATTGGCTTTGGCAACATCAAGACTCTGGGCGTGCAATCCTCTAGTTTGTATGCGTGGAACGGTACGCCTACGGCGATGTACAGTTGCAGTATCAAGAATGTGGATTATGTGGTTGGCTTTTTTGCCAATGGCGGGGCGGATTACTTCCGCGTTGATACGGGCGCGGGCGGCGTGTTGGCTGCCGCGGGCAAGTTTTCTGGGTCTGGTGTTAGGATTGCGCAGTGGAAGAACGAGCGAATTCTTATCATTGATACCGACAAGGGGCTGTTCACTTGGGATGCCACCAATGTGGTGTCTATTGGTTCTATCTCGGCTTACGGCATTACCAACGCCGGAACGGGCTACACCTCCGCGCCTTCTGTAGCGATTGGAGCGCCCAACGAGACAGGCGGTGTTCAGGCTGTTGCCACGGCGCTGGTAACGGGTGGTTCAATAAGTGGGCTTCTGTTTACCGAAACGGGATCGGGTTACACGTCACCTCCCAGCATCACGTTTACGGGCGGTGGAGGCTCTAGCGCGGCGGCGGTGGTCAGTACCCTTAGCTTTGCCAAAGGAACGGCTGCTGCGACCGTCCTGAGCGGCGGTACGGGCTATTCCAGCGCGCCGGGCGTTACCTTTAGCGGCGGCGGTGGTGCGGGCGCTGCGGGCACGGCTATTATCTCTGGCGGCGCCGTCATTGCTATTATCATGACCAACAACGGCACGGGGTACACTTCCGCGCCGTCAGTCTCGTTCAGCACAGGAGCGGCCATTGCGCAGGGTGTGGCTAGTACGGACCAGAGCGTGGATGTCTCTACGTTTTCGGGGCGGGTCTGGGTGGCGCAGGGGCGAACTGTCTACTATTCGGCAGCGGGCAAGTATAACGACTTTGTAAGCGTGAGCGCCGGCAACATCCTGCTGACGGACGAGACGTTACACAATAACATCACGGCGCTGCTGCCAGCCAACAACTTCCTGTATGTGTTTGGCGACGACAGCATCAACGTCTTCTCGGACGTTCGTGTACAAACAAACGGCACTACCATTTTCACAAACACCAATGCCAGTGCCTCGGTTGGCACTAAGCGTAACATGACCATCTATCCCTATTTTCGGTCAGTGTTGTTTATGAATGATTATGGCGTTTATGCGTTGGTTGGTTCAACCACAAGTAAACTTAGCACGCAGTTAGACGGCATATTTCCATTAATTGATTTTACTCAGCCGGTGAGCGGCGGCCAGGTGTTGCTGAACAACATCTTGTGTGCGGCTTGGTCGTTTACCTACAACGATCCGCTGGTTGGCGCGCGGCCCATTCAGGCGGTGTTTTTTGACAAGCGGTGGTTCTTCACGTCGCAGGGCACGTTGAACTATGTGACCAGCGTGCCGGTGAGCGGCGTTATCTCGTTGTATGGCACCACCAGCGGCGGGCTATACAAGCTGTATAACAGCAGCACCACGGGCGCTAACGTCATCATCAGAAGCGCGCTGTGGCCGTTGACGGACCCGATTAGGGATAAGCAGGCGCTGAAGTTTGGCGTGGAAACCACGGCCTCTGTGTTGGGCAACGTGGCTGTGACCATTGACACTGAGGTGAGGACCACCTCCGCGGCTACGGTGGGCTATGTGCTGGCTACGTTTGTGTCTTGGACGAACACCTCGGGTGCCACGATAACGTGGACAAACAACAGCAGCACCACTATAAACTGGTTCAACAACGGGTATCAGCTTTACAAGAGCGATGCCCAGCAATACGGCAAGTACCTCGGTATGACGATCTTGTCTGACACTGCCATCTACACGTTGAACACGTTGGAACTCGAATATGAATTGAGGGCTAGGTTCTAATGGCGCTTCCGATCACGATCCCGAACACGTTTGGCGGCGCTACGGTGCCGATCCCGCTGTCGCAGTTGGACAACAACTTCTCGACGGTGGTGAACGGGATTAACGGCATTGGCAACGGCACCAACAGCCTGGCTAACGTGTCGATCACTGGCGGCAGCATTGCCAATGTGACGCTGACCGGCACTGTGACGGCACCCACCAACGGCTACAGGCGAAACCGGATTATCAACGGCGGCATGGCTGTAGACCAGCGCAACAGCGGCGCGTCTCAGACGTTCACGGCTGCTGCGGCCTTGGCTTACAGCGTGGATCGTTTCTATGGGTATTGCACGGGCGCTAACGTGACTGGTGCGCGCGTTGCTGGGTCTAGCATCAACCAATACCGCTATCAGTTTACCGGCGCTGCGAGCGTTACGGCTATCGGTTTTGGGCAGCGGATTGAGGCTGCAAACAGCTATGATCTAAACAACGGCACCGCGTATTTCAGCGTTGATCTGGCTAACTCGCTGCTGACCACGGTGACATGGACGGCTTACTACGCCAATACGGCTGATACCTTTGGCACGCTCGCAAGCCCTACTCGCACGCAGATTGCCACTGGCACGTTTACCGTTACCAGCACCGTCACCAATTACACGGCGTCTATCAGCATCCCGAGCGCAGCCACGACCGGCATTGAGATTGTGCTAACGGTGGGAGCGCAGACTTCTGGCACTTGGACCATTGGCAATGTGCAGCTTGAAGCGGGCAGTTCTGCCACTCCATTTGAGCGGCTGCCGATTGGCGAGACGTTGATGTTGTGCCAGCGGTATTACGAAAAATCCTACAATGATAGCGGAAAGCCGGGTTCCGCGCCGGGAGGGGGCAGCGCAACGTATGGTTTAAGAACAGGATCGCTTAATGGCGCGGCGTCTAGTTTTCCCTTTAATGTTCGTAAAAGAGCAACTCCTACAATTGCTATTTATGATGGTGCAGGAACGCCAAACGCAGTTAGCTATTATATTTCATCCTGGAATAACGGCGGCAGTGTGTCGTCTTCTCCTGGGTATCAATCGTCTTTTTATATACAAACAGATATAGCATCTAGCCTTTTGATTAATTTTGATTGGACGGCAAGCTCGGAGTTATAATCATGCTAACATACACAAATGCCCAATACTTCTACAACTTTGGCACCACCACAATTGGCGGCATCAGAGTTGACATTGATGGCGTTACTTCATCTGTCCCCATCGACCCAGCCAACACCGACTATTCCAACATGATGGTGCTGGTGGCGGAAGGTAAACTCGTTATAGCGCCGGCGGCCTAGAATGGATCAGAACCTTTACAACATAGCCGTGGCGGCATCAGGGGCGGGCATTGGCTGGTTTGTAAAAGTGGTCTGGGATGCCGTTCGGGAACTGCGAGACGACCTCAAGGAGTTGGAGCGCGAGTTGCACGTCAACTACGTTGCGAAAGATGACTACCGACAGGACATCATTGAGATTAAGAATATGGTAAAGCAGATATTCGACAAGCTAGACCGCAAGGCAGACAAATAGGAGGCTGACATGAACAACGATATGTGGCTTGGCATCATCCGGCATGTGCTGACCGTGCTGGGCGGCTTTTTTGTTGCTAAGGGCTATGTGGATGCTGACACGCTGAACACCGCGGTGGGTGCTGCTACTACGCTGGCCGGCGTTGCATGGTCGGTGCTGGACAAGAAGGGCCGATAAGATGGGCGTTCAGGCTTTCACCAAGATGGGCAACACGGTGGTGTTTACTGCGGCTGCTACGGCCCCAACGCCTGTTCAGGCTGTGAGCACGACGCTTGGCGGTAATCAATATCGCCTTATCAACGCCGGAAACATTGTGGTGTTTTTGGGCGTGGGCGTAGCTAGTGCTGACGCAACGGCCAATGCAGTGGTGGTGACATCTACTCAGAGGTCTCTGCCGTTGCTTCCGGGGACGGATGAGATTTTGAGCTTTCCGCCCAATGCCTACTTTACGGGCATTACAAGCTCTGGCAACGCGGCGGTGTATATCACGCCAGGCGATGGGATGTGACCAATGCTTAAGACCGCCAGTTTCCCTATGGCAATGGCCGCAACCACATTTACTGGTTCTGGCACCTTCACCAAAAACCCAAACAGCACGGTTGTGCAGGTCTTGGTTGTTGGCGGTGGCGGCGGGGGTGGCTTTGGCGGCACTTACGCTGCGGTTGGCGGCGGGTCTGGTGGCGGCGGGGGCGGCGGTGCTGGATATTCATCTTTTACCTTTCGCGCTTCTGACATAAGCGACACTGAAACCATAACGGTGGGCGCTGCTGGGACTGCTGGCACGTCTGGCGTTACGCCGTCTGGCGGTTCCATTGCGGGTCAGGGTGGGCGCGGCGGCATTAGCAGTTTTGGCGCTAAGGCATATGGCGCCCCTGGAGCGGGTGGAGCGCCAGGGATAAGCATTACTGCATCTGGTGGCGGGGGTGGTGGCGCTAATTATAATGGCGTTCCGAACTTTGGCACTAATTCTTCTGGTGGTTCCAGTATGAATTTTGCGGCGGCTGGCGGTTTTGCTGCGAACGGCGGAAGCAATTCAACTTTGGGTTGCGGGGCTGGTGGCGGCGGCACGTCAGCAATTGGCGCCGCCTTTTCTGGGGGCAATCAAGTTTTGGGGGCTGCTGGGGGCGCTTCCGGGGGTGGATTTAATGCCGCAGGCGCCGCGCAGGCAGGTGGTGTCGGCGGTGGCACCAACACCGGAGCTGTTTCTGCGTTTGCGGCAGGAGGCGCCGTTAACAATAGCGGAACGAACGGCTCTAGCAACCCAACGCCGATTTTTGGTAACTACATACCAGCATCAGGCGGCGGGGGTGGCGGTGCTGGTAGCGCCGCAAATGGCGGCGCTGGCGGTGCTGGCGCTAATTATGGCGCAGGCGGTGGTGGTGGCGGGGCAGGCAATAGCACATCCAGTTTTGTTGGCGGCGTAGGCGGCGCAGGCGGTGCTGGTATTGTCATCGTAGTGGAGTATTAAGCATGAACGCATACAACGTAATCACGACCATTGACATCGAGCAGATGGGGGCAGACGAGAACGGCAATCCCGTTGTTGTTATTGTTCCTGCCGGCTCTGTGATAAACACGATAGTGTGGGATGGCGTTACTGAATGGACGCCTCCCAAGGACACAAGGGTCGAGCCTGGGTGATTGGAAGCAGTATTAGGGGTCATCAATGGACTTTGCCACGCTGAGCATCGTGAAGTTTGGCGATAGGGACAGCCTTGGCGAGTTTTTGTTTGTCAACAGCGTGCAGCACCAGGTTTTCCGCGAGACATTCTTTGCGCAGGGCATTCAGGTGCCTGCTTTCCCGCTTGCGGACGCTGATATAGACAATTTGGACGATTGGTTGCTCCCTCACCAAGTAGAACACCAGTCATTTGCCGCCCTTTTGGGGCTAGAAAACCCCTTTAATATGCTGGATGCGGACTGGAATAACGAGGAATCGTTCTACGATTGGCTTGCCACGCATTTGTCAATCCATGAGCAAATAGCGGCTGCGCTGGGGCTGACCTGATGCCCTCACAGCAGCAAAGCACAACCCAGATTTTGCGCGGAGGGCTGAACGCCGAAACCGGCTCCCCAAAAGAAACCGAAAAGGCATTAATTCACATTGGCGCTTTGGTGAAGGCTAATGTGTTGAAGATTTTCCGGATTGGGAACACTGTATTTACGACCAGCCGGGTGAGTTCTGACGGGAAGTGGCTGCCGCAGACGGAAGCGGAGGTGCATATGTACACTGCGGAGGGCTTGCAGGAGGTTATGCAGCGCCTGGCGGTGTTGCCTAACACGCTGCGCTCTATGGGCATTCAGAAGGCTTATACCTACGCCATGCAGCCTGCCATTATGCGGGTTATTCAGTCTGGGCTACAGCAGGCGGGTTTGCAGCCTAGCGTAACCACGCAGATGAAGTATGTGAACGGCCAGATGGTGCCTGCCTACATTATGGAGGTGGCGCTGTCATGAGTGAGTATAACGGCGTTTTTGCTGATAATCCTTCGACTTACGAGGGATATACTAATTATCAACGGGCT